CCAACAAGCCTAAAAGTGCTAATGGACCTGCCATTATGCCATACCCGGGAAAGGTAGTGAGGCCCAAGGCTTATTGCCGCCACCTGATGCCGTGCCGTATGGAGTCGGTGGTTTGCCACCTTGCATACCTTCAATCAAAGCAAGTAAAAACATATGGTCATCGTATGACATAAACTCATCCTCTTCTTCTTCAGGAACAGCCATTCCTGCATGATGTTTTGCTCCTCCCAATCTTATAGCCTCAAGCATTCCAAGGCTAAATGGACTTGTCTTCTGATTCTTTTTTCTTAATTCAGCTAAGATAGAAAATGGTGAGCCAGCTTGGGGCAATCCAAGATGAGGTCTTGGTCTTGGCCCATGGGTAACCTTTATAGTCAACGGGTGCTGTGCGCTCCTAACTATTTGAGGTACACCGTTTTGCAATTCGGCATCATAATTCCTATACACATCTCGAATAGGATCGCCTACTGCTTTTAGTAATGGATTGCTTTGGTATACTTGTTTTCCAAAACCCATTATTCCTGATAGGAGTTTGTCTCTTTGTTTCTTAGCCGCTATTCTCCTTCTTTCTTCTTCTGTCATAAATGCTGGCATATTATTCTCCTAAACTTATCATGGTTTCGGCGGAAACATACTTGCTAAACCTGTCGCAGCTGCCGCTCCCAAAGGCCCACCCATAGCCATACCTACCCCACCGGCTAATGCACTAATCATAGGATTAGGACCGGCGGGACCAGTGGCAGTAACATTACTACCGTAGTCACCTGATATAGCGGCAAGGTAGTTCTGCAATCCGATGCTTGGCAACTGTGATTCGTACTCGTATCTTGAAAGGGCGCTATCAATACCTTTCTGTTCCATTGCTTGACGTTGCTGACCAACCTTATCCATAGCGGCTAGGTTAGATAGAGGCGCTGACATGATAGTGGGATATTGCCCAAGATAACCTTGCCCAATACCTGCACCTGCGGCTCCCTGCCCCATGCCAAACTGTTGCGCTCCAAGTCCCATCTGGGCTGCGTCCATCCTACGACTCTGGGCTTGGTTATAAGCATCAAACTCTGCTTTAGCAAGGTTGTCATTAATATTCTGTGAGGCTGCTGCTACAGCGTTAGCCTGTATGATATCACCTCTAGTGCTACCACCGGGTTGGTACTGTACCATTGAGGATCGTATCCCTGGCAAGATTTCTCCAGTTAACTGACCCATTGCCTCATTCCTGTAAGCATCAGCAAGAGGTCCGAATGTAGATGCGTCTACCTCTCCGCTTAGAAGACTTGAGTATTGAGGATCAGTGAATGGAGTGTATCCTGCATATTCAGATGCAGTCTTTGGACCTCGCATAGAGGCACCATAGTCCATTAAATCTCTGCCGTATCCAAGGCCACCTAGCTGAGTAGTCTCTGCTCCAGCCTGTAAGTTAGCGGGTCGTGGTCCACTTGCATAAGAAAGAGCAGCTTTCTGAGCCTCTAAAGTAGCAGGATCAAATGGCGAGAGTCTGGTTCCAGAGTAATAATCTGGAGTCATCTTACCTGTTGAGTATAAATCTTCTGCTCTTTTAAAGCCTGTCTCTAAATAAGGCTTCTGTTCATCCCACGGTTCAGTCCGTGTAGTCTGTGTTTGGCTTCCTCCTGACATATATTACTCCCTCANTAACTCAACCCCAACAAGAATCGGGCCTTCATGCTCCGCGATACCTGTCGGGAAATATGGATAATAATCATAATCATCTCTATCTTCCCTATAACCTGATCTTGCCCACGTTCCGTCACCGTAAGTGTATCGTGGATAGACATACTTATATCCTTCAACATCAGGCATAGGGAGTCCAGAACCATAGAATCCAGATGAGTCCATAACAGAGTCGGGAACCTTATAGGATGATGTTGATGCTGTTGACCAAGATACAGGCGCATCTGGCGTATAGCCTGTTAATCCTGTGGGAAGAGTGTAGTCAAAAATGCCAGTCTTTCCGAAAAGGCCAGACCTTGCTTGAGACTCAGGACTCCAAGGGCTGTAATCAGCCGCTAATAGTCCCGGTGCTAGTGGTTGTGATATAGGTACTATTGCCATTTGCTTTTAATATCCTTTGTTATTACTGAGTATTCGTTATCCCAGTTTAGTTTTTTAGCAAGGCCTTTTCTAGTCCATGCCTCTATAGAAGAGCATCCATGTCTTACACCAAATCCTTCTATAATATCTGTAAAATCTTTCCATAATTCATAATCGTGACCGCTTTTAGTTGCGAAAGTAATTATCCGTAAAACCTTCTTTCTTGGATACGTTATGATTTCAGTTACACCGGCGCAGAATATATCACCGTCATTCATTCCAACCCATAGAGTTTCTTTCTCTTCACCGATTAATTCAAGAATGTCAGAAGGTAACATCTCTCCTTCAGCGTGGGTTAAAGCCTTTTCCAGTAATGGTTCAACCTCTTCCCAGACATACTCTATGTCATCAGGATTAACAATTAATAGATTGGGCTTATTCTTGTCAATTAGACTTCTAGGTGGCTCTATAGATTTGTCCATGATGTTCCGTTGTAGAAATATATCCCTTCGCCGCTGCCCGGGTTCCAATCAGTTCCGTCTGCATATCTAACATCACCAGTTCTAGGGCGGGAAGGTTCCGCATGAATCCTCTCAAGACGGAAGGTTGCTTGGTTATACAGGATGTTGCCTAGCCTTTTAAGCTCTGTAACCATATACAATCCTAAATCATCAACCTCTTCTGGGAGAGGTCCAGGCTCATATAGCGTTACACTTTTCTGTACACGGTCAGCGTAGGTTCCCATTAGTAAGACCTAGACCCTCGCTGCCCTATATTTCTAACATCAATAGAATACCCGTCTAACTCCCAATCCATATCGGTGGTAGATTCAAAGCGAACAGCATATAACTTACCTGTTCCTCTTACAGATACTTTGGACTGTGTATTTGGGTTGAAGGTTACAGGAGCGTTCCAAGTGATACCTTCCTCTGTTGACATTGAAGTGCCTAGATATATATTGATATAGTTATCACTACTAATAGACATTTTAGGCCAGATAGCACTAATCCTTTTTACATTCGTATGGTCTGCCTGACCTTGCTCATTCATAGTCAGACCGCTTCTTTCTATGTAAGAGGTCATAAGCGTGGTATCTTCTTTATTGCCTGAGTTATCCCTGTACAACTTAGTATTGCTAGGATCAGCAAAAAGAAGAACCTTGTCCTGTAGGTCATAACTCATAGTCCACGGACCTGTTATGCTATCCCATGTTTCCGTCCTCTGTTGACATTGAAGTGCCTAGATATATATTGATATAGTTATCACTACTAATAGACATTTTAGGCCAGATAGCACTAATCCTTTTTACATTCGCATGGTCTGCCTGACCTTGCTCATTCATAGTCAGACCGCTTCTTTCTATGTAAGAGGTCATAAGCGTGGTATCTTCTTTGTTGCCAGAGTTATCTCTGTACAACTTAGTATTGCTAGGATCGGCAAAAAGGAGAACCTTGTCCTGTAGGTCATAACTCATAGTCCACGGACCTGTTATGCTCTCCCATGTTTCCGTTGTCGCAGCCCATGTAGTTGCTCTTATAGGGTTGCCTACGTTGCCGTATCCTATATGCGCTAAGTCTGGTATATCTCTGATGGTAAATGTGTTGGTAATATAGTTCCAAACAACAGCCTTATTCGGCTGATTTGTATCCGCGCCGTCAGCAGTGAAACAGAATAGTATCTCTGTCCTTCCGTAGTCTGCGGTTACAAAACACTTATTGGTCTGCGCTCCATCAATTGACTGAAACACATACTCCTTCAGTTTCATGGGAAGGATAGGCTTTATCCTTTGACCGTCATTGATATAGAAATTACCTTTACCAAAGATAGCATGACCGCCATCAAACTCCGCTACACAGTTCTTTGATATCGCTCCAATGGTAGGAGATAGCTGTCTGAATGAGAATATAAACGGAGTGCCTACAAAGGTCATAGAGTATACAGCATCCTCCTTGTAGATCATAAAGGAGTCTCTTAACTGTAGACCGTCTAGGATATCTCCTTTTGTATCTGCTAATTCAAATTCACCAGCATCAACCGTACTTAGAGTCTCATTCCATGACGAGGGTAAGGTCTGGATTGCCGATTCTGTACTCCACTTAACAACTCTAGGAAAGTTTATTCCTTCTAGTGGTGCTATGGGATATTGGCTTGGTTCTGGAGATGTGGTAGTTATATTAAGAGCAATCAAAAAGGATCGGAATGCTCTCATAGACTTACATAATACAGTTATAGTTACTTGGTCATTATCGGAGTGTGTGACCGCAGTTGTTCCTCCGGCTCCTCTGATACATCCAGTAAAAGTTGTAGACGTTATTCCTGTATAAGTAATCTTCTCGGTTCCAATTGCCATGGTTCCTGCACTTGGGAAGTCATCCGTACTGTCAACAGTGATAGTAGTTACTGAAGCGTCTATGCCTCCATCAAGCAGTGTAAGGCTAGGCCAGTTTGAAAGGTCTTGCATCTTCTGGCTGGATATTGGCTTACCATCCGTTAGCGCCCAATGCTGAGGTTTGTCAAAGTTATTGGTCATTACCAGGACACCACCGATAATGGTGGAAGTCCAGCCTTCATCTGCTGTAGCGGAATATGTACCGCTAGTTCTGGTAATATTATACCACTTGTTTGATCTTGTTACAGTTGCGTCATCTGAGTGTGAGGCGGCTGAAGTGCTATCAGCGCCTCTTGTACAGCCTGTGAAGGTTGTTGTTGTTTTACCTGTATATGTAATATTCTCATTATCTACAGAAATCGTACCTATTGATTCAAATCCTGTCGTACTGTCTACTGTTACTGTAGTGTCGGTATCATTTATAGAGCCGTTCAATAATGTAGATGAGCTTGTATTATCATAAGCGTATATAGACGCAAGGCCAGCAGCAACCCAAAACTCAGGAGTTCCTAGCGTTATCTGAGTTATATGATACGGAGCGATAGGACAGGTAGCCATTACCTCTGAGTAACCTGGACACTTTTTTATAGAGCCTTCTTCAGTCTTTACGTTATTGCCGTCAGACCATACGTTAGGAGGCAAGTTCCATGAACTCTTCTCCTTGACAATCCCAACCTGACCAACATTGTCTACAGCAATTAAAGCCATTATTTCGGATACTTAGTTTTAACAGCCTGACGCAATCCTTCAAGCGCAGTCACAGATGCCATGCGTTCCTCGACCACTCCTTCCCAGAGAGCGACTATAAGATCATCGAGGCTTGGGTATTCTGCTTTTCGCTTGTCTGCATAAGTGCGCGTATCTGGTTCAACAGGACGAGCAACAAACGACCCGTTGTATTCGCCACCGACATAAGCATTCTCGTCTGCTTGGATCAGTGTAATTCCTTCGCCGGGGTTGTATTCTGTTTCTCCATCCCAGTTTGAGATGTTTGTAACTATTCCGTTTTCAATGTGCGCGTATTTCATTA